ATCAGATACAGAATTTGATTTGGCTAATGGTAGTTGGGGTACAGAAGACACAACTGGAATAGATGAATCTGGTAGCGGCGGCTCTATAGGAGGTGCATAAGATGGCAAAATATTTTAATTTCTTTCCTAAAACATCCTATTATAAAAGTAAAGATTCAACATCTTTGGATGTTGTTACGAATATAACAACTCGATATAATTTTAATGATGCTTTAAAACAAAACGCTGCTACATATTACAAATATGAAATAAAAGATGGTGATACACCTGAAATTTTAGCATCTAAAATTTATGGTTCTCCAGAAAAACACTGGATCATTTTGGCAATGAATAACATTGTAGACCCACTTTATGAATGGCCTTTAGGTCAAAGAACAATTGGCAAATTCATTGAAGCGAAATATTCATCGCCATCATATGCTAATACTGCAAACACTGGTGTAACTGGTTTAGAATGGGCAACAAATAATACTCAGGCATATTATAAAGTAGAAAAAAGAACTGATACTTCAACAGGTCTGTATAGAGAAGATAGGATTAGGCTCGATGCTAACACATATGCTAATGTGATTATATCTGATACAAGTTATAGTTTAGGAGATGGAACTCCTCTAAGAATTGTAGTTTCAAAAGAAACAAAAACTTACTATGAATATGAAACTGAATTGAATGAAAACAAAAGAAATATAACCATTTTAAAACCTGAATTTGTGATTGACATTGAAGCAGAATTTAAAAATGTGTTGAAAGATTCCATATGAGTGATTTTAATCTAAAGCAACCCACAGACTTTAGGATTAACGAATTGACTCTTGTTACCAAAGGTGGTAAAATTGAGTTGCGAGAGATTTTTGAAGAAATTAACATATATGAAAGTATGTTAACTCCTTGCATTTCTGGTGATATTATCATCAATGATGCCATTGGCCTATCTTCAAAATTGTTAATTGATGGTACTGAAATTATTTTAATAGATATAGACAAAGGTGAAGGTCTTTTTAGGTTGAAAAGAGCTTTTAGGGTATATAAACAAACTGATAGAAGAAATATTAACCAAACAAGTGAATCATATGTTTTAAAATTTGCTTCTGAAGAAGTTATTTTATCTGAACAACAATTGATAGCTGAATGTTATAAAGGCACTTATACCGATGCGGTCAAAAAAATATTGAGTAACAAGTTAAAAGTTCCTGTTTCCAATTTTGTACCAAAGAATTTTGAAAAGTCCTATGGTGCAATTGACGTAATTATACCAGGTTTAAAACCATTTGATGCTTTAAATTGGTGTTCAAAACGAGCCATTGATTCTAAGGGTCAACCAACTTTTATGTTTTTTGAGAATGTGGAAGGTTATAACTTTACAACTCTGTCTAAGATTATGCAACAACCTTCTATTTTCAATGTAAACTTTGATATTAAAAACTTACAAAATGATGATATTAAGACTGAATTGCTTGGTGCAAGAGCAATGGAAGTTATGACTCAATTTGATTTTATTAAGAGTACACAAGCTGGTGTTTTTGCAGGAACATTTGTAGGTATTGATCCGTTAACCAGACAAATAACTACTCAGAAGAAAAGTTTTGATGATGTGTTTGCAACGACCAAACATGGTAATCAAAATCCAAATTTGCCTATTGAAACAAACAAATTGGGAAAAACAAACTATCAAATGACCGATTCTAGGATAGTATACTATTTGACAACAGGTCAAAGGCCACAATCAGCATACATTAAAGCAAATGAGCCTGGTTCATTGCAAGTTGATGATGTGCCTCAGAAATACACATATGCTAGAAAAGCATTGTTACAAAATTTTACATCACAAAGATTAAAAATAGTTTTACCTGGAAACTTTTTAGTATCTCCAGGTCGAACAATTAATTTGGAAGTTCCAACTCGGTCTTTCAATACTAAAGGTGGTAATAACTATGATTCTACTTTAAAAGGAAAATATGCTATTCTTTCCACCAGACACATTATAAAATACAATATGTTTGAAACTGTTGCAGAGGTAGTAACAGATTCTTCTGCTAAACCTGTTGTAGCTGCAAACAGACAACTAGCCAAAAGCGTAGGAAACTATTAACATGTATGAAAATGATTTAGTAAATTTAAACAATTGGACCGGAGTTGTAGAAGATTACGATGACCCATTGAAAACTGGAAGACTTCGTGTTCGCATCAATGGCTTTCATAATATAAACAAAACGGTTCTGCCAACAACAGATTTGCCTTGGGCCATGGTTGCATTACCAGTTAATGGTTCAACAACAGTCACAGGGCCAAAAGTTGGAGATTGGGTCATTGGTTTTTTCTTTGATGGAGAATCAGCACAACTTCCGGTTGTAACACACGTTCTTCCAGGTATTAATACTGTGGTTGTTAAACAACCCATAGGCGCACCTCAGATGCCAGTTGGTCAAATTTATGATAGGCCTGGTCAACCATCTTTGCCACCATTAGGTAGAGGTGTTGTACAATTTACTGCGATAGATACTTCAAATAGAAGTAGAGCACACGTTTGTGATATTTCATTAGAAGTTGACCAAACTGTTGGTGCTATTAAAAACTTTTTTAATGTATTTGCTAAATATGCTAGAGAAGTTTTGAATTTTGTTATCCAAGCTTTAAATTTAGATCCGACAGGACAATTAAAATATCTTGCTGAAAAAGCTAGAGAAATTGTAAGATTTATTAAAGATACTAATCGATACTTGAGAGATGTTAAGAATGCAATTAATTACTATTTGACCATAGCAAGAAAAATTCGAGCAATGATTGATTACATTTTAAATTTGCCTGCTAAATTTGCAGCAATGTTTAAAGATTGTATTTCTCGGCTCTATAAAATTTTGTCAGCTGGTATTTCATCTTTGTTTCCAGATTTTGGTGAACTTTCTGATGTAGCTGAAATAGCAAATGCTATTTCTGAGGGTATAGAGGCAATAAATGAAACCGCATCTTTAGTAACATCTATTGCTGCAACTCCTGCCAAATTAGGTGCTGTTCTTTTAACACCAACAACGCAAGAAGAAGCTGATGAAGCTGGCAAACTTTTAACACAAACAATATCCGAAAATGTAATCTCTAACCCAATAGAAGTTGGCGCTGGGCCTTAATTATAATTGAAATAAAATATGTCAGATACATTTATACCTTATGAGAGAGAAGTATCACCTGAAAGGCCTGATACTGATTTAGGTTGGACTGAGCCGGAATCTCCTGCTTCATTAGAATATCCACCAAAATATCCATTTAATAATATCACTCAAACTATGTCTGGTCATATGTTTGAGATGGATGATACACCAGGTGGAGAAAGAATACGTATACACCACCGCTCAGGAACATTTACAGAGATGCATCCAAACGGAGATGAAGTGCATAAAATTTATGGTGATGGTTATGAAATTATTACTAAAAATAAAAATGTATTAATTAGTGGTGTTTGTAATATCACCATTAACGGTGATTCAATTCTTCATGTTAAAGGTGATAGAAAAGAATTGGTTGAAGGTGATTATAGTCTCATCGTTAAGGGTGAATATAACCTAGCAGTTAATGGTGTTGCATCTCTAATGTCAAAAGATGACATGACCGTTGGTTGTGGTAACATAGCGGATGGCTCACTAAATATTATGACAGGCAGCCATCTACAATTAAATGGTGACTTGTCGGTTAACGGACACATAACAGGCAAATCACTTACGGCGGATAGAGTAGATGCATTGGGAGTTGGAGCTGGTCCTTTAGGAATGTTTAGTGTTGGTCCAATAACATCACTACTCTCTATACAATCACCACTTGGTAACTTTGGAACAATGAATGCTGTGTTGATGACTGATTTGGTAAATACTGCAATATATAGCTGTCACTTTCACGCTAGTTTCAAAGGGCCTACAGGTCCACCAATTCCAAAAATGATTTAAGGATATACTATGGCAACTTTATTTGACAGAACAGGTTTTAATTTTACTGACACCAGTGGCACAATAGGTTTGCTGCCAAATACCGCTATACAGCAGATGAATGCAGCACCAGCATTGGTGCCAAACCGATGGATGAAAGATGATTTAATAAATGATGATACTAATGGTTATTATCTGAATCCTGTATCAAATTCATGTAACATTATCTGGAATAGTGCAAACACTTTATTGAATATTGCAAATAATTTACAAGGCAGTACTAATACAACACCATTGTGGACAACAATATACACAACACTAGGAACTATTGCTGATGCCAATACTGAGATGATTCAGTTTATAAACCACACCAATAGAATTTCTGGTGTAGTTCCAATTACTGCAAATACGGAAGCAGCTCAGAAACCACATCTTGAACAAGCTATGCAAATTGGCCGAGCATTAACATATTTGGTATATCAAGTTGATGGTCGTGAAGATAATTCTCCAATGTTAGGTAGTTTTACCAGTATTTTGGTAGCAAATACAGTTAATGATTATGCCAATATTATAGTTACATATGCAAGCACAATTAATGCCAGCATTACAGAAAGTGTTGGTGGCACTCCACCTGATGACCTTTATACAATAAGAACTTCCAATTTGACATATAATACAGTAAACACTATTTCTACTTTTGCAAATAATCTATATACTTTGTTGCATGATAGAAGAACACATGACGAGAATTTTTACACTAATTCAAATCAGTTGGTCAACGAAGCTAAAAACATACGTAGGTATTCAAATTTAGGTGCGTCCGAAAGCAGTTTAGTTGACAATCTTATTGGAACTGATAAATTAAAATCTAGGCTTGCCCAACTGTAACATAAATAGAAAATGGCAACAGTAATAACAACAACAAGTAGAGAATGGCGAGACCTGGATTTGAATTTTGCAATTCATCCGGTTCGTAAAGATATCAACAAACACAGAGGTGAATTGGCTGTAATTAATTCAATTAAGAATCTAATTTCAACCAACCACTATGAAGTCCCGTTTCAACCTGAACTTGGTTGCAATGTGAGAAAACTTCTATTTGAACCATTGGATATGGTCACATCAACTTTAATTGAACGTGAAATTATAGAAACAATTAATAATTTTGAACCTAGAGCAAGTGTTTCTAAAGTTGTTGTTAAACCAGACTTTGATAATAATGGATTTAATGTTGAACTATTGTTTCAAATCGTCAATAGAACCGACCCGGTAGCAATCAAATTTTTCTTAGAGCGAGTTCGATAAATGGCAGATAATCGTCTACAAGTTGCGGAACTTGATTTTGATACAATCAAAACCAACTTAAAATCATATTTAAAACAACAGTCTGAGTTTCAGGACTATGACTTTGAAGGCTCAGGCCTTGATGTGCTAATTAATCTTTTAGCATACAATACTCACTATAACGCATACTATCTAAACATGGTAGCTAATGAGGCATTTTTAGATACTGCATTGCTAAGAGATTCAGTTGTATCACATGCTAAAACATTGGGG